GACAATCACGGAGAAAATAGCAACACTATATCACACAACGAGGGGGTTAATTAAGATGAAATTTAGTTTTAAACGTGCAAAATTTAAACAAAATGATTACTTAGTGCAAACACACATGAGAATGGTTATTACAGAGGTTGAAACTTTAGAGCAAGTACCTAATTTTGGAAACTTACGTGAAATGGTTAAGCTGGCAGTTGATGAGTTTAAACGAAAAGAAGCAGAACTTAAGGCAGTTGAAGAAGTGGCAACACCTAAAGAAGTTGTAACAGAAGCACCAAAAGAAGTCGTTGTTGCTCCTGCTCCACTAAGTGATCAACCTAAGGTGGAGGAAGCTCCAAAAGAGGTAGTCACTCCAACATCAACAGTAAGTGAAACACCAAAAGAAACTACTGAATTAGAAAGAAAAGAAGAGCATGCAGAATAGCATGTTCTTTTTTTTTAGAGGTAGTCTGATATGCAAAATTATATCTTGCAATTTATATTGCAATTATTCACAGTAGCTATTATTCCATTAATTAAGATATGGTTTGACAATAGCAACAAACAAATAGCAGAACAATTTGAAAATTTAAGTAAGGAAGTAAAAAGCACGCAAGATAAAGTTGATGAAGTAACAAAAATAGGACTGCATAATCGTGACTCAAATAAAAGTATAATGTCATATAGGTTGCACAAGGAATTTAGTGAAGCTATAGAACGTGGATATACGACAAGTGAAGATTTATCAGAATTAAGTGGATTATATAAAAGCTACGCAGAAATTGGTGGCAACGGTAAGATTGAAACTTTATTCAATAGATTTAGAAAATTACCAATAAAAAATAGGAGATAGAGAAGATGAAAAAATTAGTCAGAACAAATTTAACTAATACTCCTAGTAGACGTGGAACAAAAGATTTAAATATACAATTCTACTCACACGATAAGAACAATGCTGGATTTGAGTTTGTCGTGAAAAATGAAACTGATCTATCTCAATACACAGCTAAAGTACTATTCAAATTTAGGGATTCTAATTCTACATGGCAAGCTAATGGGACTGTAGAAGGTAATGTAGTTAAGGTTAGCTTTAATACTGAATTAATTGCAAGGTGCGAAGAGGTATTAGGATTTTTATTCCTGGATAGCGATTCAGATTCGTTAGACGTGTTCAAGTTTAAATTCAATGTTGTATTATCAGAGATTGATAAAGGTGAGGCAGAAAAAAGAAGAATTAAACATGTAGAGAATATTGAATCTTTAGATGTTGTGACACGTGCTGAATTAAAAGATTATTTAGCTAAACTTCAAATAAGAGGTGGAGTTGATTTAAGTAATTATCTAACCACAACTGAAGCAGAAAAAATTTATGCTACAAAGAACGAAATTCCTAGTATAAATGGTTTTGCAACAACTAGCGATATTACAGAAGCTAAAAAAAGCGTTGTTGAAGAGATAAAAAAATTAGGGTATGCAAAAACTACAGAGGTGCCTGCTGCATATGATGACAGCGATCTAAAAAAAAGGGTTAAAGCATTAGAAGATAGACCTACTACTGCAAGCACATCTTATGATGATAAACCATTAAGCGATAGAGTAAGTGCTCTAGAGAATAAGCAAGACAATGACACGGTCTATGATGATAGCAAATTGGTTGAGCGTGTAAAAAAACTTGAAGATAAGCCTGAAATAGACACTTCACATTTTTTAACAGAAGAAATATTAGCAGAGAAACATTTCATTAGTGCAAGTGATGTAGAGCAAACTTATCTTAAAAAAGTTGATGTTCCAACTCCTGTTAACACTTCTAAATTCATTACTGAAGAAACTTTGACAGCTAAAAAGTTTGTAAATAAAGATGAATTGAACACTCTTAAACCTAATCAAACATTAGCTATTAATAACAAAACATTAAGTATTAGTGGTGGAAATAATATTGAGTTACCAATTTGGGAAATACACGGCACAGGAATGCCGAACGGAGTTGTAGAAGCTGAAATTGGTACAACTTATGTTGATAAGAATAAAACTAATGGTGCTTTAAAATGGATAAAAACTACTAATGGTGGCAATACTGGATGGGAAGTGTTGATTGGTGATACTGGTTGGAGAACGTTAAATAGTGTCTCCAGAGCAGGTAACTCGTTCATAAAAATCAGACGAGTAAACAATCTTGTTACTTATCAATTCGGAGGTCTTCAATGGGGTTGGTTTGGAGTAGGAAAACGAAATGGACCTGGATTTGTAAGACACAATAGCAGTGGAGACAAAGGGGCTAAACTTACTTATCCTAACGGTATTCCCGAAGGTTTTAGAAGCGAAAGTTCGCTTGTAGGACCAATTTACGACGACAAAGGTAGACCTTATGGAATCTGGTATTTGGGAGGAGTAAGCGACTTAAATTTCATTCAATTCACATTCAATGACCCTATCCCAACGGATAGAGATATTGGAGATATTCGAGTAAGTGCAATTTCGTACTTAACAAACGAACCATGGCCTACAACATTACCATAAGAAAGGGGGTGAAGATTATGCCAGATTTACAAACAGCATCAGTATTTCTAATAGTTGCACTATTAGGAATGTTGGGAAAATTCTTAAAAGAATCTAAATTCTTTCCAGATGAAATGATTCCTAATATTCTAGGAGTGTTAGGAGGATTAATTGGAACGATTCTTTTTAAAGATCCCACTGCAATTGCTTTAGGTTTTAGCGCAGTTGGGGTTCACCAATCTTACAGACAAACAGTAGGAAAAAATGATACAAATAAAACGGAGGATAAATAAGATGGTTAAAACAATTGAAATTATAAACGAGGTAAAACGAATAGCGAACTTAGGTATCGGAGTAGACCAAGACGGAGCCTATGGAACACAATGTGTTGATGAACCTAACTACCTATCAGTGTTATTTTTCGGAAAAGCACTTTGGGGTAACGCTATTGATTTACTAAATAGTGCTGCTGCATTAGGATATACAGTTGAGTATAACGAGGCTGGAAACTTAGATAGCAAACCTAGAGCTGGAGCAGTGTTTGTAATGGACACAACATATATCTATGGCCATCCATATGGACACACTGGGGTAGTAATTGAGGACAGTGATGGATATACTATGAAAACTATTGAACAAAATGTTGATGGTAATGCAGATGCATTATATGTTGGAGGCCCAGCACGTTATATGGAACGTAACTTTGATGGTATTGTAGGTTGGTTTTACTTCCCAACAGATGATACAGCAGCAGGAGAAGTTGCATTAAATACTGATTTACAGTCTTTACCTACAGTACGTGTATATACTGTAGGTGTAGACAAACTTAATATTAGAAATGCACCTTCTTTAAATTCAGAAGTAGTAGGAGTTTATGAAAACGGAGAAGAGTTTAACTATATGGAATTTTGTTATGCAGAAGGATATGAGTGGCTTTCTTATATTTCTAACAGTGGAGAAAGACGTTACGTAGCTTCTATGAACCTAGAAACTGGAGATACTCACGGAACGTGGAGAGAAAAATAACTAAATAGATCTTTACAGCCCTTACTTAATAAGTAGGGGCTTATTTTTTATGCATTTTTTAAAAAAATTTTAAAATATCTATTGATTTTATACCTTGCATAAGGTATAATTGATAATGTAAAGGAGGTTTTACAATGATAGATCAAGCAATTAAACAAATAGAAGAATTATTCAACAGTGATTTATCTGATTATAGAATTTCAAAAGATACAGGATTGACACTGAGTGTTATTCAAAATTATAGAAGTGGTAAGTATGAATTAGAAAATATGAGTTTTAAAGTAGCAAAAAAATTAATTAGATATTCGGAGGAATTAAAAATGAGAAATTATGATAAAATGATGGTTGTAATTAATGAATTAGTTTTAGAAGACGAAGCATGGGTTGATTTTTGGTTCGAAGACAAACCAAACGACATTACAACATCTTACAGTGTAGACGAGTTAAAAAGCCACTTAGGACATTTAGAAGAAGAAGACTACGAGAAACTAGTTTTTCAAGTAAATTTTGATGACGAAGACTTAGATAGAAATTATCAATTTTACTTTAGCATATATGACGACGTAGTTAATAAAAATGAATTTTGGTTAAATTTACTACACAATACAAGATAAAAATGAAGCCCCAAAATAAGGGGCTTTTTTTATGCGCAAAAATTGCGCAAAAAGCATTAAAATACTTATAAAAAATGTTCATACCATAAACTTATATATTGAGTATTAAGTGTTCACAAATGCTATTAGAAAAGCGGTTAAAGGTAGTTAATGGTTTTATATCGAATTTAAAAATTGAGTATTTTTCGATATATTCCATTATTTATTATAATATT